CGGTATCAATTAAATTATGATTGCCGCCGTGAGTCCTAGATTTAATCCAAGTCAAACCGCCTTCGCCACTACCTGCGACATACTCAGTGCCGTTTTCTTCAATGGTAGGTGAGCCGTTAACAGTAAAGTCACCACCTGTACCCGCGTTTTTACCAACAGCGTAGGCCGTTGTCATTGGCAGATACATAATTGGGTTTAGTGCGGTAAGCGTTGAAGCGGCAGTAGAGCCGCCGTTAGCGTCAATAAAGATTCTGCGGTTAGATTCTGTTGATAAGTCACGGTAGGTATAGTCTAGGTAGAGGTGGGCTAAGTTGTCGTTGTGCATACCCCTTGTTGTGCCATTTCCCCATATACCTACATAGTGAGTCGGTCTAGTAAATTCTACATTTGCATTGTTATAGGTGTTGTATGTGACTGCCGCCGCCGCATCGTTGAAGTATATGTAGCGATTAGACGAATTAGCAAAATCCAGTGAAACAAGAATGTTTGCCCATGCGTTAGTAGGCAGTACTGTTGTTGTTGCTAGTTGGAGTGTTCTAACTCCACCATTCCAAGCCTCCATAGAAAGAGTGTTGTTTTCCTGAATGGCGATCAAAATTCCATTATCAGATGAGTCAGTGGCATATAGCGTTCGCTGATTACCATCTATCTTTGGGGTCAGAAAAACCCAGCAACTAAAAGTAAACGTCTTGCCGTCAGCGTTACCTGTCAGATCACTCGACCGGCTTAAAAAGTCAGTATTGTGGGCAAACTTTGTACTTGTTCCTGATCCAAAGTCGCCCAGATTAATGCCGTTTTGAATGCCCTGAGCGGCTCCAGTACCCGCGTACAGAAACGTAGAAAACACATCGTCAACGTAGGTGGCTGAACCCTTAGCACCAGAGGCCGCAAGTAGTTTTAGCGCAGAACTACTCATTAGCCCATCGCCTGACCGGCAGTAAAGCCGTAGTAAGTGGTGCCGCCATCAATAGTAAAGAACACAAATACATCTACTCCATCGTTCGTAGCCGTCAGTGTAGGTGCTGTGGCCGCCGCCCAATCAACACTTGAAGGCCATGTAATGGTTCTAGCCGAACTTCCTTGAATTATCTTCAGTACAAACATAGAGACTTTCCCGCTTGCGGCAGGATTGCTGAATGTGTAGGTGACGTTCTCAGTCAGATCGTGCAGAAACGAATTGCCATCACGCAGGTTGAGTGTCGCCGCATTAGAGCTAGACGTAATGGTAGTGGACTCGTCAATCGTGCCGTTGTCAAAGGTCACCACGCCGTTGGCATCTGCGGTGACAGCCTTAGAAGCCGCCGTTAGCCCAAGCGTGGTTATGTCTAAATAATTAAGCTCTGCGGTAGTGGCTGTGACCCCGGGAAGCGAGCTTGTGAAAGCGAGTTTCCCACTCCCGTCCGTCTTTAAAAGCTGACCCGCCGAGCCGTCAGCGTTTGGAAGCTCTAGGGTGTAAGTTGCAGTGGCGGAATGTGGCGGCCCTTTTAACGTTACACCATGACTGTTTGATTCACAGTTAAACCGTACGGCTCCGGCATTAGTATTGCCATATAGCTCAACGTATCCAGTGCCATTGGCAAATAACTGTATGTTTCCATTAGTATTAGTTGATTTAATAGCATTAGTGTCAAACTGAAAGTTCTCAATCGACACCACGCCATCGGCGTCTTCAAATACTGACTTATCAGCAGGATATGTCAAAATGACATCTTTGGTCCCTGCGGAAAAGTTGACTGCACTGTTGCTATTGGAACTCGACAATACCGTGGTACGGGTTATTGTATTGCCGCTGGTTGCATAAGTGCCAAGACCAACCTCGAAAGCGAGGTTGCTGTTGTCAATAATTGCGTAATAGGTTGTATCAGCATTAGACAAAACAGAAGCAAAGGTGCGGAAGTTGGGTTCTGCGCCCCCCAGAGATACCGCCCCCGTGCCTGTGGTTGTCGTAGTTTCTTTTACGCGATCAGCAACTTTCAAAGCCATGACTAGGCAATCCTAATAATAGCGTTAGAGGCGTCCGGTGTTGGAAACACAATGGTAAAGTCGCCAGAACTAGATGACTTGTCAGAACCAAAATCTAACACTAAAACGGTGTCTGTCGTATTCGATCCACCGCTAGTTGTTGTGTTGTATATAAGTGCTCCNCGCGCCGTCAGTGTTGACGACCCAAAGGTGAGGTCTGCAAAGTCCGTAAGGGCTGTAGTACCAGACAAAGTTGGCGTCACATTGGTTAATGTCCCACCGCCCGCTGAGTAGCCTGTTCCACTAATTTCATTGCCCGTCGTATATGCAGTAGTTGCCGCATTAAATGAGGCGCTGTTAGTGTACATTGCCAATTTGAAGGTGTGAGCACCGTTTGTAAAATTGTGAGCGCCAGTAAGCAATTCTTGCTTAAAGGACGAACACATGAAGTTTCCGCTGAAAGCCATGTCATAGTCTCCTAATCATTTCGGCCAAATCTTTATGCCCCGCATCAAGCAAAGCGTTTCCAACCGTGGTTCTGTCACTTTGAACGGCTTCTTTCATATAAAACACAATAACCGCTCTCATATTCTCCTTATAAGCTATCGCTTGGTCCCTGATTACGGACGGAGCCGTATCAGAAACATTAAGAAGTTTAGTTAAGCATCGATCTGCCACCTCTTCCGGGGTGAAACCACGATGTTGAGTAGTTTGAACTTCAACAATACCCGGTGATATTGTAACTCCTTCAAAGTTCATTGTTTAGGCCTTATAATCATACCGGTCATATATTGATCTGTAACCTCTTTGGCCTCTCCAAATTGTTTTAGAGCAACCAATGCATTTTGCAGCTGAGAAGCATACAAACCCAAGACATCTTGCTCGCCTTTCATAAAAGTATAAGCTTCTAAAAGACTTCCATACAAAAGAGCCAAAGGCGCATTTTCACTAAGCCACGATTGGCTAGATTCACTGAGACTTGTCAAGCTAGCCGGGCGATAAAAATAATGTAATTCTGCAACTAATCCAGCATCGGGTGTAGGCGCAAGAATAAAATTGCTGCTGTCAAACAAAGCATAGTATCTAGGGGTTCCGGTAGAACTTACATCGGGATGAAACGTTTGAATAAAATTCACATCTTTATATTCCACAAACACTTTTGACGAAGAAACCTCAAAAGACAGCGAAAAAGGTGCCAAAAAGTCTGATGGGCAATCTAAATATTGATTTGTTGTGGTAGAGCTGCCTGTAACGTTTTTACGGAACTCAGAAAGCTGCACATTCTTTAAAATACGCTCTTCCGCATTACGAATAAAAACAGGCAAATTGTTAGTAAACGTCGTTTCGTCGTTTTCCGTATAGTCTTTTATTGCCTGCTTTAACTCGGCATAAGTAAAGCTCATGTTGTTGTCACCGTAACTGATCCTACAGAACCCGCTAGGGCCTCCGTATTGGTTATTTCAGAAGGGAGTTGCGCTACGCCCGCCGTGGCCCAATTACCTTCTCCCAAATAGCGAATACTGTTCGTTGTTTTGACCAAAAATGCACTTGTTGGATTTTCTGTCTGTGGCCTTGGGTTTAAAATAGCTTGTGGATCAACGGCTTTCCTACGAGGTTCCAGCTGCGGTTGCTTTGGATCATATTCATCCGGACCAACCAACATGCCCGTCCACTCACGCTTCATATTGTTAAGCTTGTAACGAAATCCGGAACGATCTGATATCCCGTAGGCAAACTTTCCATTAGCAAATCGAGCCATCACAATATCCTTGAATAGGCCATTGAGGGCTGTATATTAAAAGAAGACCTGTCTCTATCCTCAGACGCCGCCCGATCAAACTCTTCTTCATACACCGCTTTTAACAGCTGAACTCTTTCTGGAGCCCGCTTCATAGCTAAGTAATAAGCCAATCCTGCGGCTAAACAAGGGTAAAATCTAAATGGTAAATCCATGGTATTTGTGAACGTGTCTGCATCGTCCATGCGAACAAGCTTGTCAATAAGAACCGTATCTACACTGTTGTCAGGCACAGGCCAAAGCTTCAAAACAGGGTTGATTTGGCGGTCTACAAAAAACTGAGAAGGTCGCGCTTTAGTGGTTTTAGTAGGTATGTTGATGTAATCACCTCTACTAATCCTTTCTAGCGCAAAATCGGTGCCACTTCGTCGTATAACAGCGTCCAGCACATCAATGGCGGATGACCCAAGGGCATATTCTGCCGTGCCTTCCGTAAGAGAAACGGTAGTCTGCTCAATAGTCCATTGATTCAAACCTCGGTTTGCCCAATCCGCTAACATCAAGTTAAGCGATCTTTTTGCTGTTTTTAGGTCATAACCTGTGCGCACCTCTAGTCCGCAGCGTTCATAGGCCTCTTCGATGTAGTCACTTACATCTAACTCAAAGTCCGTCGAACTAGAAGTAGTCATGTTATTCCACCCCTTCCGAATACAGATTATCAAACGTTATGTTTGAATTCGTATAGCTACTGTGCCCCTCCGCCGTATGCGTGTACTGGCTAGGCGTAAAATCAGGCGCACCCTCTCCGGTGTTCCACAATGCGGGCGACGTAGCTCTTACCCGGTTATTTGGTAATGCCACCATATTACCTGCCCACGGGCCTTCTGTCAGATATAACAAATGACTTTGTTTATGCTGATCTGGAGAATCCGCAATAGTGTTTCCGGTATAATCAATTGTCATAACATACCGCGCCTCATAAAACTCATGGTTGACTTTGGCCATCCACGGACTTGAACTGACGCGATCTATGACAATAACACTGTGATCAATAGACTCGCAGTCCCACGGCTGGCAAATATGGTCCTCCATCCTATCGGGCCAATCATCTAAAGGCACATCAGCTACCAAAGCTTGTATTGGCATACGTGCCCACATTGCTCCTCCGTGGACGTTTGACTCAACGTCATCGGAAGTGTCTGTAATTCCAGTAAAAACCACTTGAAAACTCAAAGATCTATCTGGAATTGTATTTACCGCTATAGCAAGCGCATGTAAAAACTCACCGTGATATCGCTGGTGGTCACATGTAAATTCTTTTCGCACCCAGCATTTAAAATACGGGATGTTGCTGATTAGATGAGACATTAATCATTCGCCCGTAGGCTTCTTTTTCTTCATTAATGCACCACCTTTGGCTCTTTTAACAGCACCGCCCTTGGCTTTTTTCATTAGATCCTTAGCGCCTTTGCCGTCTGCAGCAAATTTTGGAACTTTTTTACCACCAACCTTGGTCATTTCAAGAGCGCCGCCATCTTTCATCCCCGGAGGCTTCATCATTGCGCCGCCTTTAGACTTCTTCATTGCGCCGCCTTTAGAGGACTTGTGCCCTGCATTTCCTAAATTAACTCTACTTCCTGGCATTTTATTTCTCCTATGTGTAACGAGTTCTTTTACGACGTTCAGACATGACTGCACCGCAGCCTCGGTGATTTTTAAGCATTGCACCACCATTAGCAGCCATTTTAACTTTGGCTGCTTTAGTGTTTGACACAACTTGTTTACCTTGAGCCCCTTCACGCTTCTTTTTTTTAGCTGTAGCAGCCCGTTCAGCTTTACTTAAACTGTTTGCTTTAGAACGCGGTAAACAACGATCTGGGTTCTTTTTATCTTTCGACGTACCACATTCGCCAACAATGTTGCCACTGCTGTCGATGCGAACCCAATCTTGTTTTNTCCATTCAGCTAACTCACCCATCAAGCTTTACCCTTTGCTTTTTTGGCATAGTTAGGGTCTTTGCAATATTTGCTAGCAGCCATATTGGCATAAGCAGAAGGGTAGGTATCAAAAGTTCGTTTTGCCCAAGCTTTACCTGCAGGACAAATCTTACTTCCTTTACTTTTTTTAGACGCAGAGCCGCCACTTCGTAAGTAAGTTAGACCTCTCATTTCATCTTTAGACATCATAATTATCCTACCAAGCCTTACAAGACCAATACCGAGGGGTAAATTTATCTTTTGCCGTATCACAATTGTGACGCGCCCTAAAATTACTTCTACGGGCCGGTTGAGCTTTCTTGATAGACATATTGGGATCGCCAAAACGAACAAGCTTTACTTCTGCGCCTTTCTTGGCTAAAACCGCACTTTTCTTGGGTTTTCCCGGCGTTTTCTTGGGTTTGTTATACCCTGAAAACGTTTCACCACGATATTGTAATCGACCAGAAGGTAAGCGTTTTACATTCTTGGTCGTAGCCATTAGTTATAAAAAACCGTGACATTTGTAATATTGGTTAATACTACAAAACACCCGTCTGGAAAAATCATACCTTCATCAGGTAAATACACGTTGTCGTCGGTGTTGTTAGCAAAAGCCATAGTTAAAAAAGTATCTCCATTAGCATCCTTGTTTTTAAGAACAAGACTTGGAGAGCTTCCACACATGTAGTGAATCGCTTTAATTCTAGCTCTTCCAGCAAAAACAGTACCAGAAGCAGTTAAATACGTTGCTTTTACTTCGGAGGCCATATCTCTTTACCTTAGCTAAAAAACACCGTGATGGCAGTAATATTAGTAAGCACCGACACATAAATGTCCGATACTCTTATCCCTTCGTCGGGGATGTTGACCGAGTGCGTTTCGCTAGCGGAAAAATCTAAATCCAACACTGTACTGCCCCCGTTACCATCGGTAACCGTAAGGCGGGGAGTGCCCGAAGTAGAAAGAACCTGAATCTGGCGAATACGAGCAGGCCCTACCGAAGCAGAGCCTGTCCCGGTCAGACGTTTTGATTTTACGTCTGAATTAGCCATACCTTAACCCCTTTACGCAAGGTTAATGTTTTGTTGATACAGGATTGTTACCCGAATCTCACC